CAAAGCAAGGAACAACACAAATAAACAAAGAAGGTAGAAAAGCATTAATATCCCAAATAGTACCATTTATAGTAGCTAAAAATTCTAAACAAAAGCAAGGAACAACACAAATAAACAAAGAAGGTAGAAAAGCATTAATATCCCAAATAGTACCATTTATAGTAGCTAAAAATTCTAAACAAAAGCAAGGAACAACACAAATAAACAAAGAAGGTAGAAAAGCATTAATATCCCAAATAGTACCATTTATAGTAGCTAAAAATTCTAAACAAAAGCAAGGAACAACACAAATAAACAAAGAAGGTAGAAAAGCATTAATATCCCAAATAGTACCATTTATAGTAGCTAAAAATTCTAAACAAAAGCAAGGAACAACACAAATAAACAAAGAAGGTAGAAAAGCATTAATATCCCAAATAGTACCATTTATAGTAGCTAAAAATTCTAAACAAAAGCAAAAAACAACACAAATAAACAAAGAAGGTAGAATTGTAGAAACCAAACTTAAAAAAGATTTTAATTTTAGTAATGTATTGGAAAGAATAAAATTAGATATTGCTGGTAATATAAAAATTATATTTAATGATAATAATACATTAAAATCAATTATAATAGATAATATTGATAAATTGTCAGAAAGGTTAATAGAAATTCATAAACCAACAAATGCTAAGAAACATTTATTTATTTCAACAGAAATAATAATTATTAAAGAAAATAGTACAGATAAGGTTTTTATAATAGTTAAAAATATGGTAAGAAATAAAGGTTATATGCGTGGAATTCAAGAATATAAGCTTTCAAATGTTTTTTCTGAAAATGTGAAATCTCATGATAATGATAATAAATACACGAAAGAATCGAAATTAAGCATAAAAGGATTCAATGAACTATTTGAATTTATAAACAAAAGTCCATAATAAATATAGAATAATTATTTGCGCATTTATTATTCAATTTAATTTATTTTATTAAGTAGTATTAGATAGATATGCCGCCGCGAAGGGTGCCGATGCCGCCAGTTGAGGAGGGCGGAGAGGATAGCGACGAGGAGGAGAAGGGAACGACAGAGCAAGGGGGGAAGGATGGGGAGGACGACGAAAGGGGACAGGGCGTGTGGGGGGCTCCTGCTGCAAGGGGGCAACCCCGCGGAAGGTTACGCTCCGTCGCCGACACCTTCCGCGCAGCCAGTCGTTTACAGTTGCCTGATGACGTAGCAGCAAAAGATAATGAAGGTAGAGATTCCCAGACTGAACCCCCAATGGATATAAAATACAAAGCATTAAGTGAAGATTACGATTGTTCGCTCAAAACGACTCCGAAATGGGAAGAAAAAATGAAAAACCATATAGAACTCGAAGATACAGAACTCGAAGGCACAAATTTAAATGCAATATTAAGTGGATTTTTTAATGATGATAAACTCACACCAGATGAAGTTGATAAGCAGCGAAGAGAACTCGAAGCTATCGCAGAATTTAAAGCTGCGACAATCGGCGGCGACAAATACTTTTTTGCATATGCTAGCGACTGGAAAACTTACTATGAGAACTCTCTGGAATGTAAAACGAAAACAATAGTGAAATCGAATACAGATATAGAAACAGTAGGTATATCAATGAAGTTAACGGACGTATTCCTGCTTTTCCCATCTGAAACCCTCTTAGTAATTGCTTGCCGCGCTGATAATAATTTAGAAAGACAGGCCAAAAACGACCCAACCAAATCTGTCAGTTCAACAAAGAATACGGCGTTACAAACTAGTGCAAGTTACCAGGGGCAGAAAGGTGGAGCAGCGACAAATTTTGGTGTAACAGTTGATTACGACGTTGTGGAATACATTACAACCATGAAACCAAGGGCGCGGGAGCAGAGCAAGAACTTGACCAACTTATGGAAGGCGGAAGACGGCTATGATTACCAACAAATCGGGACGGACGAGGCGCAAGCTAATCTCAGAAACATGACAAAAATAATGATGAAACGTATGGGTAATAAATTAAGAGGCGCGATAAACTTATTAGACTTTGGACAGTCGGGGTCAGAAAAAATGCAAGATATGGAACTTCACGTATATAGAATCGAAAAAAACCCCCAACTAAAAAATAAATTATTTGCCGCAAATGACTATACTACTAAAATTGTTAATATTAATTTTCCCAATAATGATAGAGTATTAACGTTCGGTTCTATAAGTGCACCTAATCAATTTCTACAATACGATAAAGGTGGATGGATAGATTTTATTTTTGGCAATACAACAACTGACGTCGAAGCAAGCGCACGAAAAAGTGTTGGTCCTAGCCAAGATGGAGGCAATTTAAATAAAAAACAATTGCGTAATAAATTAAATACGATGTCAATGAGAGAGTTAAGAAAATTACATAGAGAAGAAAATGTGTCTATGAATAATAATAGAAGCATAAAAGGATTAGTTAATAATTATATGAGATATCATAATGCTTCTAATAATTAGTATAATAAGTTTTAGCTATTGAAGTGATAAATGTTGTTTAATTATAGGAATATTAGGTGATAAGGTTGTTTATTCATTTTTTCTAAGCATATAAAGAATATTACTAACAAATATTATATATATGGAAGCCTTAATAGAAACGAGAAATGAGTATATTGAGCATATACAAGATATACTTGGGATAGCAATATCAAAGCGCATAAATAAAATATGGAGTGAAACGGAAAATAATGTTAAAAAGTTTCAAAGCGAATTAACACAAATTAAAAAATGGAATAATAATATTATAGATGATGAGTACAAAAAGATAGTAAAAATCACAAAATGCAAATATATATATAATTTAATAAAAATAATAATAATCAACAGTATAAAAATAAAGATATACGAATATCGCGAACAGTTTGACAATATCAAAATAAAGATACCAGCAGCCGAGGATTACATACATAAATGTTATATGAATATAGCTTCATTTGCATGGAAAAACGCTTATCTGTTTAATAATAAGAACATAAGAGATGCGGAATATCAAAATAATTTAAATATAATTGAAGAAAATATTAGAATAATAATAAAGAAAACGTTTAGAGATTTTATACCGTTCGATGATATATTAAATCAAATAGAAGAACGTTTAACGGATACAGTAAATCAATTTACAGAAGACCCACAAAAATCTAGCAAAATCCAAGATAAAGAACCTGAAATAGAAGAAGAGAGCGAACAAGAAGAGAGCGAACAAGAAGAAGGTGAAGAAGAAGGTGAAGAAGAAGGTGAAGAAGAAGGTGAAGAAGAAGGTGAAGAAGAAGGTGAAGAAGAAGGTGAAGAAGAAGGTGAAGAAGAAGGTGAAGAAGAAGGTGAAGAAGAAGGTGAAGAAGAAGGTGAAGAAGAAGGTGAAGAAGAAGGTGAAGAAGAAAGCGAAGAAGAAGGTGAAGAAGAAGGCGAAGAAGAAGGCGAAGAAGAAGGCGAAGAAGAAGGCGAAGAAGAAGGCGAAGAAGAAGGCGAAGAAGAAGATGAAGAAGAAGATGAAGAAGAAGATGAAAAAAGCGAGGAGGTCAAAGAAGTCGGTGATAAAGAAGAAAAAAGCGAGGAGGTCAAAGAAGTCGGTGATAAAGAAGAAAGCGAAGGAGAAAGAAAATCAGAAGTAATAAGAGAACCAGAAAAAGAAGAAACTAATGTGGTGCCAATAGTTAGCGAGGATACTCCATTGACGGAAAGTTTTTCGTTAGATAAAAATGAAATAATAGATATGAAAACCTTAATACCAGAACCAATAATTGAAGATGATAATATTAGTATAAATAGCGATATGTCACATATAAAAGAAATACATATAAATAGTTCCCAAGATAAAAAGAATAAAAGACCAAGTTTTTTTTAATGAATACGATATGCTATATATGTGATAATGCAGATAATATCATATATACCCAAACCACATTTATATGTAAAAAATGTAATACAATATTGTCAAATAAATGTGATATATGCGGATATAGATGTAATAATAAATGCCTAGAAATATTTAAAAAAATATTAATAATTTAATATCGTTGATTTTTTCTAACTTTAATTTGCTTAGAGTTTTTCTTTTTCATAAAGACTCCGGGGTCATATTCTTCGACGTCTTCTTCTTCATCATTTTCGATACCCATAAGCTCTCGCTGGTCCTGTAATGCCTGCATTTCCCATAAATCTCTTGAACACATTTTAAAAGAGCTTTCATTTGCTTTGTACCAAAACACTATATCATTGATATTATTAGACTGTACTTTATTATCAATAACAAGACATTCAAAATTTTCCGTACATTGATTCATAACCTGATTAAAAACATCAAAAGTTGGGAACATGCCAGCATAATGATTGTATATTTTTTCGCGTTCTTTTACAATATTATTTCTAAATATAAAAACGTAATCAATATTGGAGCGTAAATCGGGTGGTAATCCGAGCCCGTGCTGCATAGTTATTAATAAAAAGATTTTATAATGACGACCATTCATAAAAATGCATCTAATATTTTTGTCGGACATGATGCTTTTATTATACATACAATCGTCTAAGATAAGAAAAGAGCGAGGGTCAACAGTAGATGAGCCATGTTTAGCCAATTCTCTTTTTCTATTATTGGTAATATTAATTTGTCTATTTAAATATTTACTAACTAATTTTTCTTCAAGTTCATCATATATTAACATTTTAGGAATGAATTTTTCAAAATAACCATTAGCTTTTTCAGTTGGTGACACGACAACTCCCACGGGAATATCCCTGTTATAACTCAAAATATCTTTCATACAATAACTTTTGCCAGTATTACGTTTTCCGATAAAAACAACAACCGAATCATTCTTTATTTTATTTGGGTCAAATTTTTTAAGTTCTAACTTCATTTAACTTCATTAATTAATAATAACAAAAATAATATGATAACAATACCACACATTTATATATAAAAATACTGTTAGATATTTAGATATTATAGCAATGAAACATTATTGGATCAATATGGAAAAAAGTACTATGAGGAAAAACTTTATGGAAACTCAATTCAGTAGATTAGACATTGATAACAAACGTATAAATGCTGTAACGCCGCAAGATTTTGATAGTCAATTGGCCCATAAAAGACCATTAACTTGTAAACATCCAGGATGTACTAGTTGTGAATATGAATTTGCATGTATATCCAGTCATATCAAAGTAATGAAATATGCATTAGAAACATCAGACGATAATCATTTTGTAATAATGGAGGACGATATTACTGTGCCATATATTATTGATTATGAAAATATGATAAAAGATGCTCCAAATGATTTTGATATACTACAATTACTTATTTTGTATGGACCCACAGTCAAATATCTTTATAAAAATCTTTATTTGGATAAAAATATAAAGTTTATTAAATGGCAATATCTACTACCATCAACGGGAATGTATATAATGTCGCGAAGTGGTGCACAAAAATTAGTTAATAAATTTTATAAAAAAAATAAATACGATTATAATGATTGTGAATACCAGATCGTTGCCGATGTGGCACTGTATCAGACAGTAAATACATATGCAACAACATTCCCGACATCATATCCTAATATTGATATGGGGTCAGAAATACATCCAGATCATTTAGCTGCACATAAAATAACAATAGATGATATTAAGATTGTAATAACACATATGATAGATAATAATAAAATACCGTATATAAAGACATAAAATTATTTGTCCTTTTCATTTTCTTTAATTTTGTATTTTTCGTCGAAGAAATATAAAACTATAAGTTGTTTGCGATGGTCTCTTAATTTATTAGTGCAAAATAAAATATAGCTTTCGTCTTTACCATTAAGGTTTTTATTTTTAACCCAAATTTTGAATAGTTCGTTGTATAAATCAACTGATTCGCTAACCAAAGGATAGTCTTGAATTTTATTCGTTGCTAACATTTGGGCTTCTTCCGACAATCCAATAATATGAAGAAAATGTTTAGTGATACAATCGCGACATCTCTTGTTTTTGTTTGTTAAATGTTCTTCAAGTAATATAGATTGTTTAATTATTTGTTGCATATTATATCTAGGGTCGCTAACGGGGTCTAGTGAATCGCAAACAGTTGTACATTTATCTCCCCCCGTTGTAGTACTTTCAACTTTATTTTTATTATAATTTATATTAAGAAGCGTGGGGTTTCCGCCAAATTCTGCATCATTATAATTTGTTATAAACCATAATATTATACCTGTATTTAATGCCATAGCCAATATGATTATGATTGTCTCATATGTATTTACCATAAATATATTATGAACTATCTCTATTATAATATAATATTATATTGTTATTTAAAATAGTTATAATATAATAGAATAAATAATGTTATTAGAACACTTTGATAAATGTTCTGATCTTAAAAATTTCACGGATAAAACTGTAACACATAGAGAGTTAGAAGGTGTTTCAAGTGAAGATATAGATAAATGCAGTCAATTGGGAGAAGTAATAAATGAACACAATAAGTATTTATATTTATATAATAATGATTCAAATAATTTAGAAAATCCCATAAATAATCTAAATTTTGATAATTTAGATATAAAAAAAATAATCAATCTAGAAGATCTTAAAAGTAAGCAAATTTATATATATATAATTATGGCATTAGTTGTAAACTTTTATTTAAGCTTATTTATAGCACCTATTGTATTTAGTGGTAGTATATTAATATCATTATGTATAGTGTTATTATCAATATTAATACTATTCTTATTAATGTATCTATTTAGTTAGTAAAAACACAAATACTAAAAATGAATATAAAAATGTACCCCACATAGTATCTATAATTGCGGTTGATAATGAATATTTCGCAAAAAAGCTCATGCATGTGAAATTATATATACCATATGCACTTAAACCTACAATACCACCATATCTAATGGCTTTATATAATAAATCAATGGTTTCATCATTTTTATCAATATTTTGCATAGTAAATGGAATAGCCAAATAAAATAAAGATATTATCACAAATGAATATGCAATAATTGCATATGTTATATTAATCTTAGGATCAAATCCTTGGATATCTTTAACAGTTTTGTTATACATTTTGAAATTTGAAGATATCCATATAAGGTCTATAAAGATCAGTAATAGTGCAACTAATATGTATCTAATATACAAATTCATATCCTATATAATAATTATTTATTTATCTAACTGTTTATTATCATTCCATTTTTTTGCGACTAGCTTCATTAAATCCTTATATTCTGTGTTCGGGTTTTCAGTACGCAATTTAGTAATTTCTTCCTTCATAAAAATATTGTATGCCGACGGTTCCCTTTTAACAACTACTTTTTTTCCCGCTTGCTTGTAAGCCGCAGAAAGATGTTTTTTTAATTCATCAAGTGAATAATCCTCATCAGAACAACAGAGTTTATTAAACTCTTCTATAATTTTATCGCCACTAATTTTTTTACCTGTTTTCTTGGGAACATCATTTGTTTCCGAAACATATTCTTTTTGCATTGTGAAAATTAGTGTCTTTTTTATTATTATTATATAGTAGTAAAAGTTTTATATATTTTTATATAATGAAATCCACGGGCAAAAAATTATTTATTAGAAATAAAAATAGAAATGTTTATTTGAAAAATGGTAAATATTATTATAGATATTGTAATGAATACCATTTAATTAAAAGAAGGTTAATCGGTGGCGATGATGATGCTTCTGATGTAGCCGAAGCTGCTGGTGCTAATGAAGGAGAGCCTAAAGCCGAACAAGAAGATATTGATAAATTTGTTGGTGATAAAAAATTTACATATAAAAAAATAAAGCTATTTGAAGATATTGTTGAATATTATAAAGATTATTTAGATATTTCAATTCTTGATAAAATAAAAAAATCATTGAAATTTTTAACAGATTATAATGATAAAATAAATGTAATTATAGATTTGTTCAAACACGATGATAATGGGGAATTAAGTTCAGAACAAGTTCGTATGTTAATTACATATTTGAAAAAATTTATATTTGAAAAAATTTTTGTTAATTACTTTATAGATATAATTTCAATATATTATGATAATTCGCGATCGGCGAAAAAAGAAATTGAAGACGCCATGCATATGTTGACATTTGTTGAAAATGACAGAAAGGAAGAATTAGTATATAGTCAAAAAATAAATAATTTATTAAAAAGATTAATAGATTATGGTAAAAAAAATGCTAATGAC